AGCTGCTTATTCCGGCATACTGCGTAATGGCTGGCGCGTCTGTGCCTACGGCTGACAGCAGTATGGCGTTCTGTCGCTCCTTGTCGGTTCTGTTGCCTAACTGCACCACATGGTCGCCCACGGCTGGCGCGTCGCTGCTAACCTCGCAGTCAGCCTTTGAAATATCTATGTAGTCTTCGCCCACTTCTGTCACCAGTCGCCACCAGTAGCGGTTTTGCACGTTTTGGTACACTCCGGCCTTGATGTTGAATGTCTGGCAGCGCGCTTGGTCGCCTGCGCGCCAGTAGTTCATAGTGGCCGTAGTGCCGTCGTCATTCTTCAGTCCGCACCGCCAGCAGTCACTTCTTTCTTCCACTGACACTATGATACTGCCTGCCCCGGAAAGCAGCAGATTACCGCCCACGTATGACAGCCGTCTTATTTCCAGTTCCTCAAAGATGGCTTTCACGCGCACCAGCAGCTTGTCAGTTTCCAGTACCCACATGCCGCCAGCGTCCTTATACATGCCTATGCCTGCGCCTAACATGCCGCCAGCCTGCCAGTCGGGTGTCTTCAGATATGCGAATATGGCACCGCCCAGCAGTTTCAGCAGATAGCGTGTTTCGTCTTCAGTGTCTTTGCGTAGGAAAGTGCCTATCAGTTTGGCCACGGTCATAATGGCCGTGTCGTCAGCCTCAACGTCGCCGCCGCTCTGAATGGCGCGCACTATCTTTGCGTCACCCAGCCACATGCCGCGCACCAGCGTAATAAAGTCCTCAAAGGTTATCTTTCCTTTGGCCGTGTCGTCTTTCAGCTTCGACAAAAATTTGCTTTCAGCGCGCTTTTCAGCGTCTTCTATTTTGCCGTCTATTTTCTGCCAGTCTGTGCTGTCAGCTGTCAAGTTCTTGGCCTTGTCGGCTATGTCGGCTGTCTTCGCGTGGTCAGCCTCACCCACTCTGTCAGCCGTCTGCGCGTGAATGGCTTCGTTTGCGCTGTTGGCATGGTCGGCCATGTCGGCACGTATGGCGTTGGTGGCTGTGTCGGCATGTTCGGCACTGGTGGCTTCTGCTGCCGTCTGTGCCGTGTCTGCCGTCTGTGCGTGTGTGGCCTCGTCGGCCTTGTCAGCGGTTTTGGCACGTTCTGCCACTTTTGCGGTTCCGGCTTCCTCTGCAAATTTTGCAGTTCCGGCTTCCTCTGCATACTTCCCGCTGCCACTGGTCTCACTGGTTTCGCTGCCAGTGCCGCCAGTGGTCACGTTGTTTATTATCGTCGTGCCGCCGCTGCCGCCTTTGAAGTTCTTGCTACGGCCTTTGTCCGGGATAATATAGCTTATTACTTTTACGTCTTTCATTCTTCAAATGTTATCATTTGCACGGTGGCCGTGTCGTTTGCGTAGTCTATTTCGCCGCCAGTCTGCACAAAGCGCGCGCCGGGCTGTGTTTTGTCTGTAATGATGTCGGCTGGCAGAAGCCCGGCGTTTTGCCGTAGCTGCTGTGACAGCTTCATTTTCGGCTTGTCGTACTGGTTTATGATTCTGCGTAGTAGCATTTCTTCCGGCCTAACGTATCTGTGCGTCACGCCCTCATATAGATGGTTCTCTATGTACTGGCCTGCCAGCATTACTTTACTGAAGCAGGTGCCGTCATTGTTGTAGCTGCTTATCTTGGCTTCTATTTCGTCCATTTCGTTGATAAAGTCAGCGTTCACTTCGTTGGTATAGATGCGGTCGCCGCCCTCGTCGGCTGTCACGCTGCCGTTATCCATGATGTCGTATGTCAGTTTCAGCTTTTGCAGCGATATGTTACGGCTGGCTCCTATAATGGAAAATTCCACGCTGCCTTGCAGCTGTTCCAGTATAGGCACAGCGAAGCAGTCTACTGGCCCTAATGCGGCTATTTGCTCCGGCGTGGCTTTCTGTTTGGCCTCGCCGTTCTCGTCAAGCTCTACGCTGAAGTGGCATTTGTCAGCCTGCCAGCTGGTGCCGTTCCAGTATTTTGTGCCGATACGCAGAATACAGTACATGTTCACGGTTTCGCCTTTTCGCGCGTTCAAGCCTGCCGTCCAGTCAGTGTCTTGTTTGGCCTCTATCTTTACCCAGCCGTTAGGATAGGTGGCTTCCGGCGTGGCATTGGCAAATGACAGCAGCGACTTTTCTTCCATGCGCACGGCAAAGCCTACCATTTGCCAGCTGTCGTTATACGTCCGTTGCCCTAAACCTACTGACAGAATAAGCAGATGGTTCTGCCAGTTCCATTCACTGCTTTCCAGTTTGTCGTCCGGGAATACCAGCTGAATGTCCTTTGTGATGTCGCCAGTGTTGGCCACTCTCTCGCCGTGGCCCTCGCTGACATACTTAATGGCGGCTGTGCGCATAAAGAAAGCCCCGTATATCACGGCGTTTGGCCCGGTCGGATAAGCGTACAGATAGCCGTCGTTTGGCCCTATTGGGTGCTGGTATGTCGTGGCCACGTCTGCCAGTGCTATGTCTTCCACTTTCTCGTACAGCGTTTCACCTATATGTTCCAGCGGGTTTATGTGCATAATGCGCTCACCGTCTACGGTGTACTGTGTAGGCTTAAACTGCCGTATCTTCCACTTTATGCCGTCCAGCATTTTAGTAGCGCACCGCCTGCGCCAGTAGTGTGTATCTCTGTCGGTACTCCACTTTGCATCCGGATTGTTGCTTACAGAATATGTTATATCAGTTTCCCATGACTTTATTACTGGCAGCGCGGCCATGTCGTCGTTTGGCAGCACGGCGGCACTGTTTCCGCTCTGTGCCGCTGAATAATTACTTACTTTGATGGTGGCTTTGTTGTAGCCGCCCAGCAAATCAAGTGTGTGCTGGCTTCCATGGTAGCCGATGGCCTGCACACTCTTATAGGCTGGCTTCACGGCGTTAGCCTCAACCAGTGGCAGTGCGCTACTTATGCTGTATGCGTCGTATGCGTCTTTATAGTCGAAGTCTGCCAGCCAAATGTCACCGCGCCAGTCGCAAAGCGTCACATGCGCAAAGCGGCATATTTCTTCCAGCACTTCCAGCCAGTTCATTGGTTTGTTTTCTTCGTCGAAAAAGTTCTGTTCTGATATTTGGCAGTCGTCACGCAGTAGCGCGTTTTCGCCGTAGTGGCTGTTATCTATGGCGAATGTGTGCGGAATATACACACGGCTGTAGCGGCCTGCTGCCAGCGTCAGCGCGCGGCCTATTAGACTACGCAGGCTGACAAAGCCCAGCTTTCCGTCTGCCGCTGCTGCCTTGTAGCTGATTTGTTCCAGCACACTGACGGCACTTTGCACTTCGATGTCTAACGGCTGTGTGCCGCCGCTGTAGTCCTGCGTATATTCTTCCGGCCTCACAAAGCCACACCATGCCACGCTTTCCGTTTCGCCGTCGATGTGTACCAGCGTCACACGGTACTGCTGCCACCCGGTAGCAAAGAGGCTCTGAAGTTCGCTGCCGCCCACTACCTGCACGGTGCCAGTGGATAGCCTCAACGGCGAATAAATAAAAGCGTCGTCTGCTATATTGACTGTCAGCGGACACGGCGCGCCAGTAAGCTGTACTGACGTGCCGCTGTAGCCGCTTTCTTCTATCTCTACACGGTATCTGTTGCCGCGTAGCGAAGCGAATGGAATAGTATATTTTAGTCCGTATGTCATGGAATATTGACTTTATATTACGTCACCGTCAGCGACTTTTGCCCCCTCGGTGTCATGGCTTCTTAGCCTGCTTTTTGTAGTTCTCAATTAGCAAATACATATTGCTGCCGCGCAAAACGCCTATCACCTTTTTGCCGTCTAAGCCACCGCCCAGCCTATCACTGTTAATGGCGTTCCACAAATGCCGCTGCTGCGTACCGTTAAGAATCATTTCCCCGGCATTGACACGGGCCAGCTGTAAGTCATTTATACTGCTGCCGCCTTGTATCACGCCACCGCCTGCAAACTTCGGAATGGCCGCAAACATGGCCAGCACGGCACCTATGGCAGCAGCCACGGCCAGCAGATTTGCAGGGAATGGCAGCTTTGCGGCACTGGCTCCGGCTGAAGACGCTGCACTGGCAGTGTTGGCCGCTACGTCCGTGGTGGCCTTTGCTACGGTGGCTGCACTGGCGGCTTGGTCGCTGGCTATGCCCTGCGCGTTAGCAGCCACTTTCTGCGCGTTGGTCGTCTGTGTCATGGCAGCTTCAGCGGCCTGCGCTTTCTGTAGCGTTTCGCTGGCTTCAGTCCATGCGTTCACGGCTTCTATTATTCGTAGTATGCCGTCCACGCTCTGCGTCATGGCGTTCCAGATAGCTTGTATCTGCTGCCATGGCGTAGCGTCTTCGTCTGAAAGCGTGTCCGCTAAGTTAGTCCATGCACTTACGATGGTGTTTGTACTGCTGGCTAAATCTTTGACGCTGTTCCATTCTGTCTTTGCTAAGTCCTTTTGCAGTTCTTTGATGTCGGCGCGTACCTTTGACAGCTTTAATGCCTCGTCTAAAGACGTGATTTTCTGCATTTGCGCGTCTATCTCCGCTGTCATGTCGCTGGCCAGCGATTTCATTTCTGCCAGCTTTTTCTTTGCCAGTTCCAGCTGGTAGGCTATTTCTGTCTGCGCTATCTCGTCGGCTGACAGCTTGTAGTCAAATGTGCGGTCACGTCCGGGCTGCTTTGCCAGTTCTGCGTTCATGGCTCCCGTTTCCAGTGCCTTTCTGTACTGCTGTATGACTTGTATAGTATGCTTCTGTTCGTCTGTCAGCCCGTCTATGGCCGCTGCCGCCTCTATGAAGCGCGTCTGTGCGGCTATCACTGCTTTGGCGTAGGCTTCTTCTGTCAGCGCGCCGTTAGCTTTCCGGCGTTCTGCTTCGGCCAGTGTGCGTGTGTAGGTGGCCTGCACTTCTGCCAGTTCTCGGCTGGCTTTGTCGGCTTTGTCGGCTTTTACCTTTACTTCTAACTGTTTGGCTAACGCTGATTCCCGCGCGGCCACGTCGTCACTGCTGCGTAGCCTCAGCAGCGTTTCTTCTGCCAGCCGGGAAAGCTGCTGCTGGTAGTCGTTTTCGGTTATCAGTTCCAGCCGCTTCTTTTCTTCCAGTTCTCGCAGACTGCGTGTATAGTCTTCTTGTGCTTTCTGTAGGTCGCTTTTTGTTTTGTTGTCACCGCTACCGCTTCCCCCGGTGCCGGTGCCGCCACCACCACCGCCACCAGTTCCCCCGGTGCCGCTGCTGACGGTTATTTCGTTCATTTCGCGCGTCTTTTCTTCGATATAGCCATTTAGCGTGTTCACATTGGCTTGCAGCTTTGCCCATTGCGCCTTAAACGCGCGGTAGCCTGCCGGGCTGGCTCCAGCTTCGCGTATAGCGTCGTTTTCGCTCATACCCATAACTTTCTCGTTAAAGTACGCTGCCGTCACGCCACGGCTGGCGTTCTTTTCAAAGTCTGACAGCTTCAGCTCTGCGTCGGCCAGTTTGCTGCTGGCAGACTGTATCTGTGCGGCCAGCTTCAGCTTCTTGCAGTATGCGTCAAGCGCGTTTGTATTGTCGTTAATCAGTTTGCCCTCTTGTGTCAAGCTGGCGTGATATTCCGGCACGATGCGCTGCAAGTCTGCTATGGCCTGCTGGCGGTTCTTTATGCTCTGTGTGTTGTCATGTACGATTTTTGACAGCGCGGCTATTTTGGCCCGCTGTTCGTCTTCCGTCCGGCTGGCTTCACGTTCTACGTCTTTGATGATGTCACGCGCGCCCATGGCCTCTTTCACCAAAGAGGAAATTTTGCTGATAACTTCCACTATTACGGTCATAAGAAGCATTGGCCACACAGTAGTCCAAATAGCTTTCATGGCAGCAGCAGCCGTAGCAGCAGCAGTCTTTATCTTTATCATGGCCAGCTGCCACCCGGTAGCACTCTTTACGGCTGCTGCCTGCGCGTCAGCGGCTTTGGCGGCTTCAGTGGCCTTTGTTACGGCCAGTTCGTTTGCTTTCAGTTGTCGCTTCTTTGCTTCCAGCTGTACTTCGATGGCTAAACGCTGGTCTGCGCTGGCCTTTTCCAGCTGTGCTTCCAGTGACTTGATTTGTTTTCGCAGTGTCAGCCCGGCGCGCTCTAACGTGTTTACTCTCGCGTGTGCGGCCTGCGCCTGCGCGGCCATGCTCATAAATGCAGCACTGCCAGCAGCCTGCCACTGCCGGAAATACTGTATTACCTTAACGCCTGCAAAGATGGCCAGTATTTTCACGGCCAGCGTTCCTAAATTCTCCGTGGCATAGCGTATAAAGCCAGTCAGTGCTTCCAGTGGTGCCACAAAGAGGTTTTCGCCGCCTTGGAATATTTGTATTTGAAACGCTTCCCATGCAGAAGACAAAGAGGCCAGCGCGTTTTCCATGCGTCCGCTGCCCTGCTCAAACATTCTTTCTGTTTCGCCGTAGCTGCTGGCCAGCGTGTCGTTCAACTCTATAAACTTTTCGTAGTTGTTTATCAGTGCTGCCGCGCCGCTGAAAGCACGTCTGCCAAACACGTCTGCCAAATCTTGGTTACTTTTGCCTATGCCGCTTTCATACAGCTTTTTCAGTGTTCCGGCCAGCCCGTCAGCGGCTATGGTTTCTTGGTTGATTTGCAGCCCGTACTTTGCCAGTGCCTTTGCACCTTTATCACTTTCCGTGGATAGGCCCATAAATACTTGCTTCAGTGCCGTGCCTGCGTCTGCGCCCTTGATTCCCACATTTGCCAGCGTACCTAATGCGGCGTTGGTTTCTTGTATGCCTATGCCGCAGTTAGTGGCCAGCGGCGCGGCGTTCTTCACGGCCTCTGCCAGTTCCAGCACGTTAGTGGCACTGTGCGCTGCCGTACTTGAAAGCATGTCATTCACGGTGCCTAACTCGTCTACACTCATGGCAAAGCCATTCATGGTGTTGGTGGCCATGTCTGCCGCCTCTGCCAGTGAAATGCTGTTGGCCTGCGCCAGCTGTAGCGTCTTTGACAGTGCCGCCGTGGCCTGCGTCGGTGTCAGTCCGTTGCGCGTCAGGTTCTCCAAAGCAGCAGCGGCTTCGGTGGCCGTGTACTTCGTCGTGCCGCCCAGCCGCTTTGCCTCGGCTTCCATGGCCTTGAAG